TGAAATCATTTGTCTTTCTCCATCATTATTTCGTGTTTGAGACTTTCTAAGTGTTCTATCCACTGTCCAAGTCTCCTCAACATATAATTCTTTGTTACCTCTTTATTTTGTATTTCTACTTGCCATCTTTTTAACAAAGTAGAAATACTAAAAAGAGTATCCATATAGGATTTCTTTTTATCTTCAAACGACATAGTGAGCCTACTGTAACTGACCGACTTTGTTTGCTAGTTTTACTAACCTCTCACTTATTTTGTTTAAAGCCTTATGTGTATTCTTCCAATACGACCGCGAATCCACATTTAATTCATTTTTAAGACGAACATTCATCTTAACTAACCTATTTAATTCATTGAGACTATCTCTAATCTCTCTCATAGAACGACCTATCTTTTGTTTTGGTGAAAGACTATCATCGTTTCTGTAATCGTGGTATCTACCTTCGTTTATAGATTCGTTATATACAGCGTTAGCTATATCTTTCTTTTTCTTCTTATCTTTCTTTCTTCCACCACTAAATGCCATAGGAGTCTGATAACCAGGTGTAGCAGCAGAAGTAGAAGCTTCTTCTAACTCTGATTCTAATAATTCACGAACTATTTGTCGTATGGCTTCTCTTAATCTATCCACTTTTGACATTTTCAAGCTCCTTAACTAATTGGTAATACCTCATTAGCGTAACCACTTGTTTATCTTCAACAATTCTTCCTTTCATAAGAGTTTCTGCTTGACTAATCGCTTCACTAAGCTTAATCTTTGTAACTTTGTCATCAACTTTAGGTAAAAATGATTGGAGTTTAGATTTTACCTTAATAGTTTCTGATTCTATGAACTCTTTTAGAGAATTTGTGTTAGAAATATTGTTTATATACTCTTTAAGCAATTTTTTCTGTGATTGACTTAGAGAACTATACTTTTTGTTAAATTTTTCTACTAATATAGTGTAAGCTAAAAGCCTTAAATCTTTTTCTTGCTTTTTGTAGCCCTCAACAAGTCTTTTATCATCTTTTTTAACAGATTTTTGTTTTCTTGTTACGTGTTCTACGATTGTAAAGCGACTATCTATCTCAGAGGCTGGGTTTCCTTCTGAATTAGAGTCAAAGATTTTGAATATTGAAGCATTTATCTTATAATTTGGAATCCTAGCCATAAAGAAATCGTTTATGTCGTAATTTCTTTTAATTTCTTTAATTAAATTGTATTTTTCTCTTTTTAATTGAGAATTATTTAATTTTTGACGAGCTTTTACTACAGCATCTACTAAATGATTGGCTTTGATTTCAGATGTGTAGTTTTCTACAGTCAAAACTCTGTACAACTCATACTCTTTTCCTAATTGAGTCTTTTTATTAAAAAATTCTTTTAATATTTTAGCAGCTGAGGCACTCTTATCGTTGTTTAAGACATCAACTGTAATTTGTCTAGTTAATAACTCAAACAATATGCCAGTATTGCGTATTTTTGAGTGTTTTGTTTTTGAACTCATATCAAACTCCAATCATTTATGTAATTCTTCATATATAAATATATCAATACTTAATTTTTGTTAGTATTAAACGAAGATACTTCAGATTTATATTCATCTTCCACCTCATTTGATTCAAAAATAAGTTGTTTTTCTTTGTCACCAAGTTTTTTAAATAAATTCTCATAGTGATGTGTAGCTACAGAACCATGTGCCATCTTTTTATCGTGTGCGCCTAACGGATCTCTACCTCTAGCACCACTATCCTTACTATATTTATTAGCTTCCTTTGGTCTTCCAGCGCCTGGTTGTCCACCTTCTTCCGAACCACCCTCATCATCTAGCTCGTGACCAGTTCTACCCATAGCTAAATCAGATGGTGTACCTTGTGATTGACCAGTTTTAGCAGGATCGTTACCCTCTGCTTCAATTTGTTGTCTTCTAAATTTATTTTTGTAATCAAAAATTATCTGTTTATCGTTTTCTTTCATTTCTTCATCGGTGAATCCAAACACATTTTTGTAAATCCACTCAGATGACATCAGCCCATCTCTAACCATAGAATCAGCAAGTGAAGCTTTTTGATTCCATAGTTCAATTTTTTCTTGTTCATAAATTGTAGATGGGTTAGTAAGTTTTAAATCAAAGTTAACTAACTCTTGGTCTCTAAATCCTTGAGCATACAAATGAACTACAGCAATTTTAGTTAATTCACTAACTACGATTCTCTGTATTCTTTCTATCGTTCTGGCAAATCTTACATCTTCAGCAGCTAATGTAGCTTTAGAACCCAATCCCTCTTCGTATCCTAAGAAAGCCTTTGGAACTCTTAATGAAGCCATAAGTCTGTTTCTTAAATATTCAATATCTTCTACAGCATCGTAACTTAACCCTGCTAAACTTTCGATATTAGTTCCACTATCTCCACCCCTTACAGGTAAAAAGAAATCTTCTGTAAGGTTTTGGATGTTGTAACGAAGATTATAGTCACCTGTTTTCTCATCGATTACAGGAGCCTTCTTCATCTTATTGATTGTTTGTTGCATAAAATTATCAACTTCAGCTGGTGGTATGTTACCAATATCTAACTTAAATATTCTCTTCTCTGGTGCTCTCATTATACGATGTATTAACATAGCATCTTCCATAAGAGTTAATTGTTTCCAAACCTTTCTTCCACCCTCTAACATAGAACGACCATAAGGAACATAATTGGAATCCGAAAGTAGTCTGAAGTGAGCTACTTCATAATTCTCAAATTTCTTTGGGTCTTTCTGTTTAGCAGTATGTCTGTTAGAATCACCTTGTGGTGTTAGTAGAAACTGAACTAATTGTGGATTGTCGGGATCGTGTCCTTCCATTCTAGCCACATCATAAGCTGACATTGGTGTTACATTCGTAATGCCATACTTATCGGTAATTTCTAACTGCAAAAAGAAGTCACCATATTTGTTCATATTACGAACCCAAGGCCATAGATTAAATTCTATATTTAATATGTCGTAAAATAGGTTATGAAGTATATCGTGTATTTGGTCATTATCAGTTGTAATATCCAATACTTTACCATACTCATTTTTCATTGTAGATTCATCAGAATAGATATCTAACGCAGAAGCGATTATAGAATCTGTATCCATAGACTCATAGTCTCTAAATAATCCTAAACGAAGTTGCTGTTGATATAATTGGTCATTATATCCATATTGTTGCATATTGGAATATAATTTATTATATCTATCAACCAAATTTGTTTGTACATTAGATTGTAGCTGTCCTGTATCTACAATCTTTAACTTCTTTCCACCAATATTACGAACAATTGTATTCGTAGAAAAAAGTCGTTTTAGTCTTGAAAATAAATCTTTTTCTGCCATAGTTTTACCTCTTAATTAATTAACCAATCTAACGATTCTTTTTCTCCATTGGGTCCTACTTCCATTTCCCAAGCGTTAGTTTGATTAGTTGGTTTTTGTGGTAACATTTGATTTGCTACCCCACTCAAAGTTTTCTTAGTTAATTCTATTCCTTCATTTCTTAACCTTAATGCAGTATCTCTTACCCAAAGAGTCAAAGCAAAACTCATAACTAAATCATCGTTATACCCCTGCATCGCTTCAGCTTTATTGTTATTATATATAAATACAAACAACTCATCAATTAATCGATTTGAACGGACAATTACTGACTTTTCTCTAAAATATTCTTCTAATTTAGCGATTACTAATGGTCTTGTCTTCATTGTCATAGAAAAACCAGCTACCATATTTCTATCTTGTGTTCTATATCTATTATTTATTTGATGTTCTGTATCTACATACTTTAAATCTTTACTTGTGTAAAATAGGTTTTCGTATCCTCTATCAATACATTGTTGTAGAGCAGCCCAACCTATATTGTTGTTTTCAACGACTAATAAAGCGTTGTTATATTCTGTGGCAACATTGACACATAAGTTACCAAAATCTTTTGTAGACATTCTACCCTTATATTCAGCTACCTGTTCCATAGTTTCTATTTCCATCACGTGAAAAGCTGAGTAATCTGAACCATCTCCTCTACTAACATCAGCACTCAACACATAATCTTTTGTGTAGTTTGGTGGTTGCCATATCCAAAGGTTACTATCAACACCTCTTTTTTCTAATGGGTCTTGAGTTTGTCTTTCTCTATACTCCTCTAATATAACACCATCTATAACAGTCTGACCTGAAGTGATAAAGTCACAGTCACATTCTTGAGCCGCTAGTGAAGGACCCAATAGTTTGTCTTGTTCTGCTCTCCATTCATCATCTCTTTCAGGATGTAAATTCCAATGTAACTTAATCCAATTCCAATCGTTTGTTCCATCTTCTGCTCCAACCCAAGTCTTATGAAACCAATTACCAACACCATTAGGTGTAGAAAGTGCGATACATTGTCCACCAGTAGATAGTGTCTGTGAAGCAGCAGCCCATATCGGTTCAATCTTATCGATGAAAGCAGCCTCATCCAATATTAGTAGTGATAACGCTTCTGAACGACCACTATCCTCACCACTCGATACAGCTTTTATCTGTGAACCATTGTTGTATCGTAGAGATAGTTTGTTATCTTCCGTACACTTCTGTTTTAACCAAGAGGGTAAGTTGGCGTGCATTACTCTTACCTTAGTCACTAAATTTTTAGCAGTATCTTGTTTGGTGGCAATAACTAATATGTTTTTATCTTGTCCAAAAGTCATCATCCAAAGTGAGTATCCTGCAGTTAATGTTGATAAACCTAATTGTCGTGCTTTCAAAATAACATTAAATCTGTGTTCTTCAAAAGTTTTCAAAGATTTTTCTTGATACTCATATAAATGAAAAGGAACTTTACCTTTCATTGGATGTTGAACGACACAATATTTTTTCAAAAAGTATATTGGGTCTTGAGCACATTTTTGATACTCTTTTTTTATTACCTCTTTTAGAACACCTGGTTTCATTATATCTTTCCTAAAATAAATCCTATACCCAACCAAAGGTATTGATTTTCGTACCATTTCTTTTCAACTAAATCAATCATCTTTTCATTAGATTCATCACGTGATTTTAGTAAATCAATTTGTTTTTTCTGTGCTAACATTACTAATGTATCTAATTTTGCTTGTTCTTCTAATTTAATAATAACCGAATCAGATTTAGCAATAGTAATTTTTTGAAATTCTATCAATGTATTAGCTTTAGCAATCTTATCTTCCCATTGTGCATCTCTTTGTTTTATCATCTCTAATGCTTCTTCTTTAGTAAAAGTGTCTTGACTTCTAACCATAGACATAGCAAAAAAGATTATTAAAAAATATTTTAATATTTTCATACTGAGCCTCATTTACTTTTAGCAAACTTTCTAAGAAACTCTTCGGCTGATTCTACTTCATCATTATCATAAGCCTCTTGCATCTTTTCTGTTTTCTTTTTAGATATAGTAAGTTTTCTCTTTAGATTACCTACCTCTTTTTTTGAAGCGCTTTTAGCTTCTTCTAATTCTTTGATTTGTTTTTCAACTTTCTTTTCTTCTTTTTTGTTTTCTTTTATAACTTTCTTTAGTTCCTGTACTTTTTTACTTTTAGCTGAATTAGCTGCAAACAATCCACCTACAAGTCCTAAGAATCCAAGTATTATTTTCCAAAGCTTCATTCTACATCCTCCAATTTTTTTAATTCTTCAGTAAATTTTTCTATAGCCTCATCGGCTTCTTTTGCTACTTTTTCCATATCAACATCCCATTTTTCTTTTTCTAACATAGGATAATTAACACCAACATTATTGTACCACTCAGGAAGTGATTGTTTTTTCCATTCCTCTAATTGTTGTATTGTATCTTTTATAAAAGATATCTTATTGTTTCTAATTTTATTCTCAGCCCATTCTTCATATTCACCAGAAATGCGTAGTTTGTTTTCTATTTTTATTTGACAATCAAAACAATGTCCAAACATTCTCCACATTTTGTCGTCTAATCGTTTTTTCATAACAACATCACATTTAGGACAAAACATTGGCATCCTAACCTTTGACATTATGTCCGTTAGTGGACTTTCTATGTCACCACTTTCTTTTTCTTTACCTTTATAACCAACCATAACTCTTTTTTCAGGAGTTCTACCAGCTAGTAAATCTTTTAATGCTTGGTTTTGTCTTGCTGCTTCTTTACTATATGCCATAACCTACCTCGTATATTTTAACATACCTAATATTTGATTTACAGGAGCAAATGCGCCTGTATACTTAAATACCTTTCCTTTAAATACAAAAGTAATTCCTTCGCTTGGAATTATTCTATCCAAACCGCCTAACGCCTTTAATCTATCTAATTGTGTTTTTAACATTTCCAATTTAGATGGATCTTTGGCATTTTTTACCTGTGATATTACCTTTGTTAAATCATTTTTCATTTTTTGTACAGCTTTATCGGGATTAGCTGCTATAAAATCTTTCATATTACTTAGAACTTCTGCACCCAATTCAAAGAAAAGAACTTCCCAATCTCTTATATGTTTTTTCTGTAGTTTAGAATGGTCGTTCTTATCAGTAGACAAAACCCAATCTAAAAACTTTGGATACTTTTGTAAATCTTTTTTAATCTGAGGTATCTTATACGACTTATCAAAAAATGCCCATCTTTTAACTAACTTCATCATAATTCTATTATCAGGGTTTTTGTAATCAGTTTGTTTAGCACCATTAAATATAAACTCTAACCAATAGGCCTGATGATAATCAGATAATGTATCTGTCTTTTTCAACCCATATCTTTTTTGAAGTTTATCTAACTTACCTAAAAAGTAACTTTGTCTTTTACTAAAATCTTTTACTTTTGGTAAATTAGCTACAAATGGTTTTGTTATCTTAAATGCTTTCTGAACATCTTGATTTATCTGTTTTATCATACCAGCTAACATTCTAGCACTTTCTCTATTTTCTCCCATTGGAGAACCATCAGAATCATATTCTATTGTTCCGTGAAATTGTAGTAGAGATTTGTCGTAAGGTATCACATTTGCTGTTTTAGGATATATAACTTCTAAAGACATAAACTTTTTACCTTCGCCAAAAATCTTATTTTTTTGTGCATCTGATAACTTTGAAACTGCTACCTGTAAATCTCTCATAGCGTAAGTAAATGCTTTTTCAATTTCACCTCTACCAGCAAACATATTCTTTACACCATTAATATCTAAAGCACCAGCACCGTGGTTTTTAATATGTCCTTTGTTACGAGCTGCGATAAGTTTACCATTTTTCCAACTTATCATTATATTCTGTCCATCAGTTTTTTCTGTAACTGCTCCTTCACTACTAAGGTTACCTTGTAGCGTATTAATAATTAGTGTTTTAAAATCTGAAATGTAAGATTTTTATCATCGAATGGATGGCTTAAATGTCCGTAAGCTCCTCCCATA